TATATGAAAAAATGGCTTAAAGATATAACAGGCATTAGTGCTAAAGAAAAAGAACTAGAAGAAAAAGAACTAGCAGTACTAGATAAAACTGATCCTAAGGCTGCTGCTACTAAACGTGGTGAGCCTTGGGTAAATGTGTTAGATATGCAAGTAAATCAAGAAAACATTCGTAATGGATTCTTTGAACTTGACTGGAATACATACTTCATTAAAGAACTTATAGCAAATGGGTATGGCGAACAAGCAGACCCCGAAGAAGAAATTGTTGACAGATGGTTCCGAGATATAGTATATAATATGTTACAGGAAGAAGAAATTGATTCTAATGTTCAAACAGGTTATATTAATGTTGTGCCAATTGACAAAGGCAAAAGCGAGGTATCATGAAAGTTGCTAAGAATATGATTCTTATAAAAGGCGATCATAGTATGGCTTTTAGTGTAAGACGCCGGAAGGAGACTGTTGAAATAGATTTTTATAGAGATACTTATAAGTATTTGTCTAGTAAATTAACACTTGACGAAGGCACAAAAATGTACTATACTGCTATTACACAAGGCTATAAAGAGGCATTCTAATGACTTACATTCTAATTGACACTGCTAACACGTTCTTTCGTGCTCGTCATGTTGTACGTGGCGATATTGATACAAAAGTTGGCATGGCAATGCACATTACCCTTAACAGTATTAAGAAAGCGTGGCAGGACTTTGATGGGTCACATGTTGTTTTCTGCTTAGAAGGACGTAGTTGGCGCAAAGACTTTTATGAGCCTTACAAGCGCAACCGCAAAGAACATCGTGATGCTATGAGCCCACGTGAAGCAGAAGAAGATAAAGTGTTTTGGGAAATATTTGATGAGTTTAAAGAATTTGTTACAGATAAGACTAACTGTACTGTACTACAAAATCCTGTGCTAGAGGCAGACGATCTTATTGCTGGCTGGGTACAAGCACATCCTAACGACAATCATGTTATCATTAGTACCGACGGTGACTTTGCGCAATTAATTGCTCCTAATGTGCGTCAATATAATGGGGTAAGTAATACTACTATTACCCATGAAGGATATTTTGATGACAAAGGCAAGCCCGTGTGCGATAAGAAGACAGGAGAGCCAAAGCCTGCTCCACAACCCGAATTTATGCTTTTTGAGAAATGTATGCGTGGTGACACTAGCGACAATGTTTTTAGTGCCTACCCTGGTGTGCGCAAGAAAGGCACAAAGAACAAAGTAGGTTTGTTAGAAGCATTTGCTGACAAAGATAACAAAGGCTACAACTGGAATAACATGATGCTTCAACGTTGGGCAGATCACGAAGGCGTAGAACATCGTGTGCTAGACGACTATACACGTAATGTTACACTGTGTGATTTAACAGCACAACCCGATCATATTAGACAAGAAATAAATAATACTATCCAATCAGCAACCAGCAAGAATATATCACAAGTTGGTATGAGACTTATGAAGTTTTGTGCCCGTTGGGATCTTCAGCGTATTGCTGATAACGCACAACATTATGCGCAACCTTTACAAGCGAGATACATACATGTCAATTAATGCTAAACCTATATTAGAAGATAAATTTTGGATTGTAGAAGACAAAGGTGAAAAAGTTGCTACACTAAGTAAAAACGAAGATGGTTACATTTACAGTAAACAAGGTGATGTAAAATTTTATAATAATGCTAGAGACTTAGAAAAAACATTTGGCAAAAACTTTCTTACTGCTACCATTACAACACCTGAAGCTAATAATGAATTAGCCGTACATGGATATCCTACACGTACTACTCCTTATAACAGTATGTTTGATATTCAGCGTAAGTTACCGTTATTTACAAAAAGTGAAAAATCAAAGTCAGTATATTGTGCTGGGTATTATCTTGTAAAATTTAATGTAAACTGGTTAAAAAGTTTTTGTCCAAAGCTAATTACTATTGAAAGGAATGATTTTATGGGTCCTTTTAAAACAGAGTTAGAAATGCGAATGACCTTGAGCAATGTCAACAGATCCAATTAACACAGGCCCAATACAACAATTTATAAAACAGACTCAAGCGGCTGATAAAAGTAACGCTAAAGAAATACGTTTGGATATTGCTAATGCTAAAAATTTATCTTATACATTAGGCATAGTAATGGCACGTTTAAACGGAGACTTAGAAAAATTTGTAAAAGATAACCAAGGGGCATCAGACGAAGTGATAGAAGTTAGGCTTGGCGGCAGTGGAGAATGGAAATAGTCTACAAGAAATGATAAATATATGCGTATATAACTAGAGGATACGCACATGAGTAGACCAAAGCCCGATATATTAATGGAGTTTGTAGATAGCAAAACCTATAAGAGTGAACAAATACTTCAAGCAGAAGCAATCTGGGCTGTATTCTACAAAGACCAACCTTTTAATTTAAAATCGCAAAACAAACTAACAAATTATCCCGGACCTAAATATAAAAAAACAAGTTTTTCAAATCCAGGACATGCTCTAAATTTAGCAAAAAAATTAAATTCAATGTTTAAAACTACTGATTTTAGTGTATATAAACTTACAGAAGGCGATAGAATTGAATAAAACTGTATATACTAAGTTGTTTTTAAGTCAACTTGGTTACACTACAGATGATACAAACGTGACACATTATATGCCTATATGGTGGCAAAACACACGAGATAAAGATAGTGGTGGTTTGCGCCTTACAGAAGAAGGCTTTGATATGCTTTCTAAAATTGACTTAGCAACGTATCATATTCCTTATCCAATGGACATGCCATTGACTACACAGGTTATTATATTTTTAGATCAATTTATCGATTGTCCTTATTATCTAACAAACAAAGCAATATATGTTACAAATGAAAAGAAAGCAGTCGAACTAACACTTTTTAGTGGTGACTTGCGTAAGTATGGTGTAACAAAAGCAATGAAAAGATCTAGCAACATTGATAGCAAAGAATGATGATTTTAAGCGTATAGTTAGGTGTGAAGCAAGGTTAGGTAGTTCATTTTTTACTTCACAGGTACACAGCAATAAAAACTCTTGGGAAGTCGTTTATACCACAGACCACGACAATTATGAAGTTTACACCAGTGTAAGACATCCAATAGAAAGATTTAGAAGTTATTTCGCATTTTGGGAAGGTGATAAAAAATGGACAATGACCTTTGTAAAAAATTACTTTGCTAATTTTAAACATAGTGACGATGTCCATACACAATTCCAAAGTTTTTTTGATTATGGAAATACAAAATATTTCGAAATGGTATATCTACAAAACTTTTTAAACATACCTACATATAAACAAAACAAAGTAACGGTAAATTTGAATTGGTACAATAAACTTACACAAACTCCAAAAGAAGTTATTGATTTTGTTAATATTCAAAGTAAAAAAACATACAAAGACGATATAATTTGGTATAATAATTTAAAAAAATATGAATTTCCAGGTTGACAAATTTGTATTAGATGCTATTATAGTTGTATAGGCACTGATTAACAAGAAGGAATACAAATATGTCAGATATGAGAACAGTTTCTCCGAACAAGGCAAAAGCAAGTTTACGCCGGGCTATGCGTAAAAAGCGTCCTGTGTTCATTTGGGGGCCTCCAGGCATTGGTAAATCAGATATTGTAGGACAGGTTACTGAATCTTTTCCTAACAGTCATTTGATTGATATTCGACTATCATTATGGGAACCTACAGATATTAAAGGTATTCCATATTTTGATAGCAATGTAGGCAAAATGGTTTGGGCTCCACCTATGGAGTTGCCAGACGAGGCCATGGCAGCAAAGTATGATCACATTACTTTGTTCCTAGACGAAATGAATTCTGCGGCACCTGCTGTACAAGCGGCAGCTTATCAGCTTACACTAAACCGTAGAATTGGTAATTATAAATTGCCCGACAATGTAGTAATTGTTGCGGCAGGTAACCGCGAAGCAGACAAAGGTGTTACATATCGTATGCCTGCTCCGTTGGCTAACCGGTTTGTACACTTAGAACTTGCTGTCAATTTTGACGATTGGTTTGAGTGGGCAGTAGCAAACAAAATCAACAAAGACGTTGTTGGTTACTTACAGTTTGCTAAAGGGGATCTTTATGATTTTGATCCTCGTAGTTCAAGTCGATCATTTGCTTCTCCTCGTTCATGGACTTTTGTAAGTGAACTTATCGACGACGAAGATGATGACGAGTCTACAACTACAG